CCAACAGGCCTTCGTTAAATATTTTCAACAAAAATATCAGGCGCTGATTTCTGTAGCGTCTATTAAAGTTTAAAAACAGTTTCTTCCTAGGACCAACAACATAGGGCACCTGATAATCTGCATCGGAAGCATGATTCATTAGATCGCTTAGATATAGACCAGCGTACTCTACATTGAGCTCTGCTTCAATATTGTTGCGATTGCACCACTCGTGATATAGTTGCTCACCATTGGGCGCATTTGTCAGATAGATGATGTTGTGCAGCGGTATTTCAAGTGCATAGAAGTAATTGTGCATCAGCCTGAATACTTCATCTTCAACGAAGCTTTCAAGAGGGTAAGACAGCATCAATTTGCCAGCGCCACGCTTGATCTGTTGCAACACCCATGGATCAATTACGTAGTTGTCCAAGACTCCTATGCTGTTGTAAAAATAGGAGTTAAAAAATGTTTTGTGATTCAGCTGAATCTCATAGATAAACATTTTCTCGGGCATACTAAACACGGAGTTTAGCGTTGTGGGCACCATGGTTTTAAATACATTAAATGTGGAATCCTGTCTATCATACTTGCCGTTAGATTTGTCCACACTGATACCGTGTGACTTGTCAGCAAGATCTGTTAGCGAGGGATTGATGCCGTTGGGGAGTGGACCTCGCGGTCCAATCCATTCAAAAACAAAATGTAGTTTCTTTTCGCTATCTGATTCTGCCATACTGATTATTTGTGATGTTGTGGTGTTCCGTCACCCAGCTGAACATCTGGGATGCTGTGGTCTATTTCAATGCTATCGTACCACTCAACAAGTTCAGGTGGGAACGTAGCTCTAAAGTCTTTGTTCTTACGCTTATCCATTTGGCTATAAAAACTCTTAAAGTCATGCCATAGCAAGCTCTTATCCCCGCTTACACGACGATGTGGGAGATCAACGACTTCAATGTAATCAATCAGTCGTTCAACCTGGCTGCGCTCACCAATTTGTAGCACAGGGTAGCCGTCCTTGATTAACTTTTGGTCCTGCTTGCTTTGATACCATGCCTTTAGCTTTTCACGAGTTAGATCCTTAAGGTGATCTGGGAAAGCCAGTGGGCTCATAAAGCTGGGCCAACGTAGGATGTTAAGATCCAACATGGGCTTATTGTGTCCATAGACATTCTTGAGCTCTATCATGTCATCCATGAAATCTGTAATGCTGAACAGACTTAGGCTGGTGATAGTCATCATGATTGTTACTGCACGATACTTGGCATTGCTTAGGAAGTAGACAAGGTTTTCGCGCCACTGTTTGTAGTCAAGACCTTCTCTAATGTACTCAGCATGTGCGCCATAGCTTTCGTTGCTAGTGTAGAGATCAAACTCCTTGACGTCAATCTTGTGTGTATACTCTACCAGTTTTTGTAGTAGCTCGGGCTTTTGTCCCAGGTTGGTGTTTACTGCCACACGTAGGTTAGGATTGCTTTCCTTAGCCAGCATTTCCATAAAGCGCCAGAAGTTGTGGCTCATAGTTGCCTCGCCACCTGTAATACGAATTTCCTGTAGCTCTGTACGTAGCTTGGGCCACCATGCAAAGAACGCCTCTACATATGGGTTACCCTGATTGAATTTACCGTATGGATCTGCCCAGCTACCGTCGTGATGATATGCACCACGGCCATCGCTCTTCATCTTTTGATAAGGGCCGTGCGTTTTCATCTCCTGCGCCCATGCTGTACTGTAACCTGCGTTACAATAGCTGCAACTGAACTGACAGATGCGATCAAAGCTGATCTCCATGGTCTTGGGAATGATGTCATCCGTATGCGGACGAGTTGGAATCTTCTTAATGTCGTCAATGCTATAGATCATGCTTTTGAATACACGATCACTGACGTTTTCACGACCAATGTCTTCCACCTTCCAGCAATAATCACACTCCTGCGGACGATGCCCGTCCAGCATGAGCTTACGCATCTTCTTTTTGTGGTCTGTATTGTGTATTAGGCTTGGGTTCCAACGTAGCTCATCCTCGCCTGCTTCAATCATATGTGGAAGCGGCAAGTGACAGCTCATGGTCTCGCCACTGCCCAGGTGGATACTGGTGTTGTACCACTTGGCGGCGCAAAAACTTGGACTAATGCTATCCAAGTTTTCCTTACGCCATTGATATAATTCATTCCCCATTGTTCTCTGCCTCTTTCATTTTTTCTTCGTAAAATGCCTTGCATTCATTGTAAAGTCCAGCGTACTCAGGGAAAGTTTCTAAGAAGTTTGTGCCACGTCTACGGTCATGTTCGTTGACATACAGGTAGAAATCACACTTGCTCTTGGCAATAAGTGCATAATCATGTTTTTCTGCACTGTCCCTTAGTACGTAATAAATGCGCTTCATTCTACTTATTTCGTAATCAAAGAAGCTCTTGCCGCAAAGGGGTAACCAGTTGGTCTGCTGCATGTTTCTATACATGTAGGTAACACTGTCCTCTACATGCTGCATCATTTCATGCGGTAGTATCCATGCTGCCAAGAAATGTGGCCAGCGCAAGTATGGAATATCAATACTAACAGGGTGTGGGCGCTCAGGCTGAACAGTGTAGGTGTCCTTGAGCACCTGCACATCCTTGAGGAAGTCCGTAAATGAACTCACACTCAATAGGTTGTATGTGCTCATGATTGTGAGCTTACTGTCCTTGATCTCACTTAGAACTTTGTGGCAGTTACTTAACCACTTGTCGTAGTCCATGCCAGTTCTAATGTACTCGGCCTTTTTGCCGTGAGCTTCGCAACTGGTATACAGTTTAAAACTCTTGACGCACTTGTTATCCTGAATGATCTTCATGCGGTCAACAAATTTGCTGAACAGTTCATCAGGAATACATAGGTTGCTGTTAATATCCAGTTCTAGTTCTGGCTGTGGGTTAGTGATCAGATAGTCAAGAACCCTGTATGTGTGTTTGCTCAATAGTGGTTCACCGCCTGTGATGCGGAATACTTTGAGACTTTTAATCAGCTCAGGCCACCATGCCCAGAACGCATCAACATATGGATTGTCCTCACGCTCTGGAATTGGCATCTTGTCTATCTGCTTGAGATATTCTACGTTGTTGTAACCAAAACTCCACAGCTTAAAGTCGCCATGCTGCTGGACTTCTTCCATCCACTTACTGCTGACTTCAGGGCTACAGTAGGCGCACTTGAAGTTACAAACATTACTGAAGCTGATTTCAAAGTATGTGGGCGTAACGTCATCGTCCCATTTGGCATTCTTAATCTGTTCAAGATACGGTCTTGCCCATGCTTCTGATGACTTTGTGATCCTATCACTGAACACGTCTTCACGTGTAGCATTGCTGTCCTCTACTCTCCAGCAATAGTCACATTCCTGAGGCCTATGTCCCTCTAGCATTAGCTTACGCATGTTCTTCTTATGTGACGTATTGTGAATCGCGGTAGGGTTTACGATTACTTCGCTAACGGGAATCTTGTGTGTGACAGGGTGGTGACAGCTATGTGTTTGTCCTGTTGCAAGGTGCACAGTGACCTGTTGCCACTTGGCTGCACAGAAGCTAGGGCTGATCTGATTTAATTCATCCCTAAACTCAGGCATGCCAACGTTGGCATCAAAATTTGGTTCGTTATTATCCATTTTATGCTATGGTGTTTTCTACTTGACTCTCTTTTACCAGAGCGCCAAGTCTTGGGGGATTGATCCAGCTTTCCTTGAAGAACCTACTGCCGTTTGCATCCAGTTCAGCAATTTCGAATCCCAGTCTACTGCGTAGTACTTCACCCAGTTTAAAGATTTCGTCTTGCAGCTTCTTCTTGTCGTATGTCCAGCCTGTTGCGTTACATTTTTCAGTGCCGCCGCTGAATTGTGGTTGAATACTTTGCTGCCAGAATGCATCATGCCAGCGGAAGTCACGAACGTTTTTATAGTCAAAACCGTCCCTAGCTAGGTTAGTCATGTAGGCGCCTAGACGTGTACCAAACATTGCCCATAAGCCATTTTGTACATCTGCGCCAACGCTTGCCCATACCAGCAGACGCTTGTAGTTACGCTCGTGAACACGTTCTTTGATCCTACGTGGGTCAACAGTGACACCACCTTCCAGTGTTAGCTTAACACCTTCTCTAAAGCCTGCACGATATGCCTGATATGCGCTGGCGTTATTGTGTACGTCACAGTAGATGTTATTCATCTGGTAGTAGTAAATGTCCCAGCAGAAGTCAACTTGAGCTTTGGGATCATCTGCCGCTTCGTGTGTACGCATTTGTTCAACAACATGCTTGGGCCACATTTTGATGCCGCCGTTGCCATAGACGAGACCGTTGATCATGTTCTTACCAGCCCAGCTGACAACGTCATGCTTACCGATTCTATTCATGTCGATCTCAATGTTAAAGAAATCTTCATGTACGATATTGTCAGCATCAACTGTAATGAATCTATTAGTTTCGGCAACGTTTGCCGCAGCTTTGTGGCAAGCATCACTTCCATAGATTCCATGTATACGCTTTGCCCATGGCGCCTTCTTCAAAAGATCAGCATAGTTGTGATCGGCGTTTGGTTCATCAAGGCTCATGAACACTATATCAAATTCTGTAATCGGTACTAACATTTGCATCCTCAAGGTGTATGTGGAAATGGTCCGTAACCACATCCACTTTTTTGTCCGTGTCTAATTCTATTTCTACTAGACTAAAGTTATTTAATAGAGCTCTACTAATTCTCTTGTAGCCATATAGTACTGTGGGATTATTCTTCTCGTAGAAGTACAGGGTTATTTCATCATTAATTTTGTAGTTGTTGGGATTTTCCATGATACTCTGGATCAACAACTTATTACGATCCTGTTTGTAAACCATTTGCGGTTTGCCGCTGCACTTTCTCCCCACATCGTGACTGACCTCATCCTTTCTCACTGAAAAGGTAATGGGCATGTCGCTATTATAATGTAAAAAGCCAACGTTTTCAAAGTCTTTGAGCTGATCAGGTAACCAGAAACATTTCTTTTCAATAAACTGATTGTTGCATAGCTCAAACATGTTGAGTGATACACTGTCATACAACCTTGTTGGGTCACTAGTATCTATGCAAAAGACATTGAGCACCATGTTGCTGCGTTCCAGATTAACCTCTGTGAGGTTATCGTCTGACATATAGCTCTTTAGTTTTTCGTAGTCCACCGTTACTGTTATTTTCTTGAACACTAGGTCACAGTAGAAGTGAACGGGACCTATATCATCTGCACGTTCTGCAAATATGTAGTCAAACTCGCTGCGTGTAAACAGTGATCTGTTGAGCGTTAGCTCTTTGCGATTTTGCTCTTTGTTAAAGAATACAGACACTTTGCCCAGCGGCACACGGCCTGTAAAAATCTTTTTAACTAGATCTATGTCTTCCGTGACCAGTAGCGAATTTCTTAGCGAGCTTGTTTTTTCCCTATACTCTGGTGTTATCTCTACAACTGAGTTGGTGAACTTGTCGTATTCAACCCAAAATTTAGTAACCTTCTTGGAACGCTTCTTAAGAAGTCGTGGCTGAATGTCAAACTCTTCCTCCGGTTCGACATTAGAAATTAAATCTGGTTTTGGCTTATCCCAATTAAAATCAACCATTAGTACCTTTAAACGTCCTGGATACTTTGTCTGTTATCCAGCCAGCATGCTGGTATTTAACTAAGCCATGTTGCACGAAATTTTCTATCTTTAGTTCGCCAGCATCCGTTACCCAGTAGTTAAGGAACCTACTCCAGGGTTCCCTGCTCCAGATAGGAGCCCAGTGATTCATTTCTTGCTTGCCAAGATCTATACTGTGTATGAAATCAAATGTAACTATTTTGTCCTGTAGTACAGTCTGCACAAAGCTCATTACCCATTCAGGCCATAGGAATTCTGGGAAGAAGGGGAGGAAAATATCCTCGCCGTCTGCGTTCTTATCCTTTGCCCAATTCAGTGCATCTGTGTGATTGTAGTGTCCGCATAGCTTGATAGCGAAACCTAAGATGTCACTTGCGTCCTGTGTCTTATCAAAATAGATAGCATTGATATTGCTGGCAATACCGAAAGATTTAAGTTCGATATCGCCCTTCCAGTATGCAGCATCTGGTATGGTCTCGCCGCTGAACGAGTATCTGTTCTTCAGCATAACCATACTACCAAGCCCACGTAGTCCTTCCCAGACATCTGTATTGAACTTAGTCAAAATTTGATCTGGTAGGAAGGCTATGGTTTTATCAAATGGGCTGTGTAACAATGAGAAAAAGTAATTAAACGTGGCATCATCACATAGACCATCCAGTACCTTGATTTGATCAACACCCTTGAGGCTATTAAGTTGCTTGTGGCTGACTGCAACCACTTTCCTCAGTGGGTCTATCTTTTTAATCGTGCAAGCAAGCATTTCTACTTGCTCATGATTCTCTTCTGTCAATAAAGGTATTAGGTAGCCTTCACTCATATGCTAGTTTAAATAATTTTTCTTCGTGCCTTAGAATGGCTAGCTTGTTCATTAGGTGAACATTCTCGTTTTTAATTCTGCTACAAATATTCTTCCAGGGTTCTTTAGGATCTGGACAAAGCAACACATAGTTATTCATAGCATCGAATTGAACAATGTCATCGATCTGTTCACTGAATCTCATTACCTTTCCCGGTAGCTGATCTGTAAAGGAACTCTTTACTTGACCATTTAGCAGATGTACCGCAATGCTTGCAGCATAGTCTGTTCTAAATAACCTGCCGGGGAATTTGTACAACCATTTGTAGTATTCATAATTTTCTTTGACGTGTTCCCAAATGCCAAAGAAAAGCCTTGCGGCTTCGCTTTCTGCGTTCCAGTATACTACAGTACTCCACCACATGTCAATACCGTCTGGGTGCAGTTTCTGTTCCCAGATACGTGGCTTATAATTGCGTACACTGATAGCGTCTTTGTACATGGCTAGATCACTATCTGTTTCAAAAATAATGTCTAGTGTGTCGTTGCCCACAAAGTAGTCAACGTCAATCATCAAGGTCTTTTTGTAAGGACTTCTGTGATAGATTGTGTGCTTGTTTTTGTTGTTGAACTGTGTAACGAATTCAGTCCAAGGACTATCCCTGTGGCTTCTTGTATTGCGCTCGTGTTCGATATCTTCAACGATGAAGTAATCAAACGTTTTGTTCAGCATCTCTTCGGACATCTGTTCTTTTAGATGGTCCATGCTACGCTGGTCCGTCATCAAGGTAACATGATTGTGTCTCATGTGTTTCTTGACTGCGCGAGCTGCCAGACAAGCAAGTTTGGTGTAGTCTAATTTAGGGTTATTGTAGGCGATTAAGAGCACGCCTTCTTCAAACTTATACATTTAATCCTACGAGTTTCTTGGTATCTCTTAGCTTCTTTAGCTTTTCATTCTCAACGTAGTACTCGTTAAGTGCTTCAGTGTAAACGCTGAGAAGTCTGCTATGGAATTCCAATAGATCGTTGATCAATACTGGATTCTCGTTGTCATCAAGAAAGATGTATTGCTTGACACCAAGGTCCAGCAATTGTTTTACGAAATTGATTAGTTCTAGTTTTGCAGTGAACATGTTGCCATTGAAACCAATGGTAAGCATGGTATGCATGCGCTGTTTTAAATTTTGTTTTTGATTGTTTAGCGTCAGCCTAAAGTTACTGAACTCTAGAGCTTCCTTGAGCTTGTCATCCATATATGTGCTCCATTATATACTGTGTTAATATTTAGTTGGCAAAAATGAAAAAAGCCGGCGGAACCGGCTTTCTTTATATCTGTAGAGTATATTTTATGGCTCCGTAACGGAGCCTGTGAACACTGGATTACTAATGCTGAACGTTGCGGCGCCTGATGATTTTGTAGTTGCCTTATTGCTCTGAACGTATAAAGTATGTGTGCCACTTGTTGGTTGGTTGTCAGAATCTATTAGACGAATTGTCAATACTATATCAACAGGACCAGATTGATAATTACCGCCTGCGGCTTCTATCCTACCGTGCACTGTCATTCGTTTTGTAGTACCACATCCGTAGCCGTAACCATAGCCATATCCGTAACCATAGCCGTAGCCATATCCGTAACCATAGCCGTAGCCATCGCCCGGGCAGCGGTGCCCATAACCATATCCGTAACCATAGCCATATCCGTAACCATAGCCATATCCGTAACCATAGCCGTAGCCATAGCCGCCACCAGAACTTCTAGATGTCAGTGACAGCAATAGCTGGTCGCCTGCGTTTAAATCTTCAAAACCTTTGTTTTCACTGATGATGTTGGCGGTTGTGCTTACGCAATTGTGCAAGCTCAGAGTTACTGTGCCCAATCTATCGTATGTAGTTTGCCACTCTGCGTCCTCTGCACCGCCACCTGTTTTGCCAAAATAAAACTTGATTTCGCTTGCGCTGTTAAAAAAGTAACGTGCCTGATCGTAGTCCGAAAATCTAAACCTAAGAGTGTAAGTTAAGTTTTTACCAAATGGTGTTGTTCGTTGAACGACACCTAATTGACCTAAAGCTGTTTGCCCTAGTCCCGCAACGTTTTTGTTTGGTGTTACTTCTGTAATTAGAGTTTCAATGTCGTTCCAGATGCCTGCTGTGATCTTTTGACCCTTAATTACTCTGTCCAATTCGTACTCGCTACCTGTGTGCTCCGCACTTAGGTTAACTCTATCTACCAATTGGTTAACTATTTCTGCTGTGATTTTTTGACCAGTCGATGCATACGATGCAGGGGCATTACCCCAACCAAATGCTTGGTTGGCTTGTACTGTTGTATTTGAAGATGGTTGGCTATCCGGATATTTGTCAGCAAATACCTTGTTGATAGAGTCGGCCAACCCATTAAAGTCGACCGCCGTGATCTTCTGACCCTTGACGAATGCCAATTTATCTTACTCCGATTGCTACTTCTACTGTTCCTACCGCATCATCGTGCTTTTCACTAATAGCCCTGCCAATAATAGTTGCAGGATCAAAGTGATCTGTTGCCATTCCAATACCAGGAATGTCACTAGCAACAATGCGCTGTCCCTTATTTACCTTTCCGGTTACTAGACATGGAACACGACCTTTAAGTGCAACGGGGTAAGCATATTCTGCCATCTTCATCTTGGAGTTTAGTAAGAAGCCAGGTGCTGTAGAAATAACACCAAAAACTTGACTATCGAACTGAGCCACAGTCTTTGTGATTTCCTTAGCGCCACCTAATCTAACTAGATTACCAGCTTGCAGATATCCATCTGCAACATAAATTTCTGCCATGTCAGCAAATTCAGCTTCAACAGATCGACCACGAATCTTAAAGTTTCCAGATTCACCATCGTCGTCTGTACCTGTCATGTTTAGGTTAATACCCTGACCAATCATTGGGAAACTGGCTTGCAAGCCTGTATCTGCATGCGGAACATATGCTGTTGCATCGCTGCTGATAATAGCAATGTAAACATAGTTTACCTTGACTTTCATCGCTGGGTGGAAATAACCGTTAACATCCTTAATTGAACTTGTCTCAAAGGCTGTTGCAGGTCCACCAATAACTTCTTTACCGCCAATTGGGTACCAACCTGTATCAGTACCGTCTGCATTAACGTAAAGAATGTTTTCTATGCTCTTGTACCAGAGCTGGCCAATGATAGGATTGCTTGGTGCAACTGGGTTGCTAAAGTGCTCCAACATCTGAACTAGGTTCTCAGCCATAATTTCACCATAGCTAGGGAAATTCTTGCCAAGTAGCCTAATGCTTGTGCTGGTTGCATCAATTTGTCTATCTGGGACGATTACCAATCGTTCACCATTTGTTTTCGTTACGTCATATGCCATGTAAGCGGTTCCTTTTATATATTTACCATTTTAAGTGATGCGTATACGTAAAGTATAAACAACTTGAATAATACGATTCGCACTCTTTTGAACTGGGTGGAATACAATATGGCTTAATAGCATACCTGTATTAACGCCGTCCTCGCTCTTGCTTTTCAGTCCCAATTCATTAAAAACAAACTCTCCAGTGAAATCAGGTGCATTATCAAGTGCAGACTGCTCAACGGCAACTAAGTTACCTAGACTGTTCAGATTAGGTTCAGATTGCTCAAGTGTACATGTAACTATGAGGTCACTGTAGTTTAAGCCCTGAGTGTGAACCACGTCCACTCTATTTCTTTGGTTATCATTATTGTTGACCTGGTCAACAGGATCAATAACCTTAAAGTACGTTGGGTTAAACATGAACGCAACTGTACCATTATTGAGGTTGGATGTAACGTCCTTATACGTGATGTTACCAGTTTCGTCAATAATGGCTCCACCGTTACCAAAATGCATTTCATAAATGTATTTGTTGTTATTTCCAGCTAGCATTGTGGCAACCACGATGCTCATGGTTTCTGCATTTATGGCATTATGTTTATCCACGAACACTTCCTGGGTCACAGGATCCCAGATTTTTACGTGTCCGTCAATATTGATGTTTGCATCTTCAATCATTTGTTTGTCCTAATGTATTATTTACCAAAAAAATTAACTGCTAATATATCTCATCAGCATTTTAGCAGCAGGGTTCTCGCTCAACTCGAGCTGTACACCTAGATCATTATAGAATGGGCCCACGTTATTTAAGTCTTGCAATGGGAGATATCCGTGAAGCAGAGTTGTTGCACTCTCAACATATACGGGTTCTCCAATGCCATGATCGTACATAGGCGTTCCAAACGCACCTCTAATTAAACCAGAAATACCCTGATCTTCTTTGATAGTGTATATGATTTTCTCGTTTCCGATCCAGATAGCACCTGGATTTTCAGGGTTCGCATCAGGAATAGCCCTCATATCAGACAACTTGATTAGAGTTGTTTCTGGTGTGACGGGGTCTATTATCTGCTGATTCCTGCTGTCCAGTATCATAGCGCTCATCATATTTTTATGATAGTGCTCTCGTACCTTAACGTTTTTCTGTATGACGTCGATCACAAGGTTATCTGTGATGCGTGCCTCACATGCTTCTTCCTGGTGCGGAGTATGGTAGTACTTGCTCTTGGTACTGCCCTGCAATAACACTTGGTATTGATCAGCGGGAACACCCTTGTAACCTTGGTAAATCTTTTGAATCTTGTAATCCCAATAGGTCTGTTCGTTTAGTGTACCCCATCCCATTTCAGGCACGACCTCAGTGTCATCCCATGCGGTATTATCCCAACCTACAGGAACAAAATCCAAACCACTTACTGTTGTATCGATAGTTTCTGGGCTACCAAAGCCAGTCCTCTCGTACTTCATTGTGATCTTCATTACTGGGAATTCTTCAATTCCCATGTTCACATTCTCAGTTAGACTCTTGGTAACGCTACCATCTCTGGACTTGTCCCTAAAGGCCTTAACAGAGTTGTAGAAGCTGTTAAGCGCCGCAATGTTATCACGCTGTAGTTCTGTTTCTGTTGTAAATGTCTGTCCAATTGTGTTAAACGGCAGTATGGTACTTGCCTTTGTCAACCAGTCTACATTTAGTTGTTCAGACAGTACATAACGTAGCATTGTGCAGGTCATGTAAGAGTAGTTAACTCTGTATTGTCTTACAAAGATATTATGACGTAGCGCATCAACGATTACAGATACCTGTGCGTTTAGGTCAAAGTCCCAAGGAGTGTTATCCCAAGGCAGTATGTCCCAACCACCCAGGCTCTTCTTGTCGTACAGATCATCAATAAACTGTATTGTACCCTTGGTTCTCTTTACTACGTCCCAGCCACCATCTGCTAGTTTTTCATAGACTGCTTTACTTGTCACAACCTTGACATAATCTCCGATCTTAACATCAAGATCTATAAGGTCGCCCTGAGACTCCACAGTTTTAACTATGGACTTTCTGCTGTCATAGTTCGCGCCGATATAGTCGGTGTAGTACCACATCTTAGTGAGGTTGATTTCCTGGTCACCCCACATGAATTGTGTTTGACCGATAAGATCATCCCAGCCTTCTATGCTTGCAACCAAGTCCATGTTCAAGAGCAGCTGGTTGACTCGTTTGATAAATGTTCTACGTGCTTCGAGAACATTGTTAAACCAGCTCTGGTGATATGGTCGTATATCGTTACCCAGCCTATTGTATCTGTGAAGGTTAATAATGTCTGGGACTCTCTTGGATTCGTAAAACTCAAAACCTTCTACAGTTTTCCTCTGGTATTTTGCAAAAGTACTTAGGCTATCACGTAGTCTGATGTGCATCCACTCTGGTACTATGAACAGTGGGTTACCCTCTGAAACAAAGATCCATTGTTGGTGCTTCTGTTCACCCTTTTGTTTAAACTTAATCTGTACTACAGTGCCGGATTCACTTACTAGGTTTTCAACACCCTTTAATGTGATCGCATTGTAGCTGATAGGAGCCCACCATGCCAATCCAGCAGAGCTTGGGTTCAGCAATAGGTTGCTTAATTGTGCCGTAGAGTAAGTTCTAATGGCTTTACTTTCCACTGGGATAGAGTTCTTGTTCTTAACCCAGAAGTAGTAAACCGTATAGGCCTTTCCGCTCTTGTAATCTGTTTCCTCTGTCCAGTAATACTTTTTAGATCCAGAGGATTCGTCACAATAAACTTTACCTGATGCCTTAACGCCGAAAACGCTGCCGCCTTGCTCAACTAAGGAATCCCACTTGCTTGGAGGGACAGAGCTTCTTGTCCATTCGTAAATTTCAGGTAGCGCACCGTCCACTGTGGAGCCCCACAGTCTAGCACGATCGTAGTCGCTGCCACTCTCGTAGTCCTGGAATTGAATAGTGCTTGTATCCCACCAGCGTCTACCCACTTCTAAATCAAACCATCCAGTACTCTGGTATACAGTTTTGAATTCATCTGTGGTTCTTGTATACTTTGCAGGATCAACTCTATTAATGAAGTCAATTTCGCTGGTAAAGACAGAAGGTAGTTTGCCCTTCTTAGGATCAAACAATTCAACTTTTGCTAACGTTACGTTCTTCTCATAGTCATAGATAATGAGATGTTCAATGTTGTCAGGGTTTACTGGTTTGGATTCTTCCTTTACAACCTTCTTGTCATTGCCCTCTAGTTGATATACCTTGTAGTTACCGAAGTCGTATGTGTACTCGCCTGTTGTGGTACCTGTGCCATCATCAACGATAGCGATAGGAGCCACAGAGCTGTAGCCACTTGTAGTATCTGGGGGCACAACGCCTGCACCATCAAGGATGTTTTCTTTAGGGTTAAATTTCTTCTTCCAGTAGTATCCGTTGGCTTCTGTTGCTTGCTCCAGGTCCGCTGTAGTTTTAAATCTAACTGGCTTGAATGTAAAAACTTTACCTGTCTTAATTGTTCCAGGAATGTTTGTAT